AAATGATTAATACCAAGCTACTAACAGATATATACAAGGACCTATAATGACTGATCAAGATAAACTAAATGATTTAAATAACCGCGTGAATAAATGGGGTAAGCATTTTGCGGCTACTGGGTTAGGATATAATGATATGTTACATGATATTGAATTCCAATCCCTGATAGATGAGCTCATGGCACAAGACGAAGATTCCATGTCTATATTAGTAGGTATGGCAATACAAGAAGCAGGATTATGTAAAACTTTCGAGATTCTTGATGATACATTTAACGGAGACAATAAGAATGAGTAAAGATGAAAAATTTGTATCCCCTGGTACAATGCCAACTGCGTTTGAAGCAGAACTGTTAACTATTCTTATTGAAGAGTGTGCAGAGGTGCAACAACGCGCGACTAAAGTTCTACGTTTTGGTATTGATGAAATTCAACCAGGCCAATTTGCGGATAACACTCAGCGTCTGTCATATGAGGTCGGTGACCTTTTGGCAGTTATTGATAAATGCATGGACGCCAAACTAATTAATGAGAACATTGTTGCAGCACAGGTTCCGATCAAATTGCAAAAAATGGTAAAATTTATGCAGCAAGAAAATAAAAATGATTAAAATTATAAATCAAGACGAACTAGATGCATTCATTGTAAAATATAATGCCACATGGCCTGGCCTAAATGGTGAAAATGATGCTATGGCACAAATTAAAAAGCAAGTTGAAGACTCTGGGTTTCGGTCTGTCTCGCAGATACATATTATTAAAAACTATCCGGAATACTTAGATTTCCATGGAAAGCCGCGTTGGCAAGTAGTAATGTTTGTCGTGCGTTTGGAATTAGAAGAAATTGATGACCAGTCACAAAGGATACCACCAATTAATGCTCAGACTTAAAAATATCACAATTAAGAATTTTATGAGTGTGGGGAATTGCACACAGGCTATTAACTTCCAGGATGCAGGCCTAACACTTGTATTGGGCAATAATTTAGACCTTGGTGGAGATGGCGCCCGCAACGGCGTAGGCAAAACTACAATGGTCAATGCATTAAGCTATGCATTGTATGGTAATGCAATCACCAATATCCGTAAGAATAACCTGATCAATAAAACTAATAACAAAGGCATGCTAGTATCAGTTGAGTTTGAAGTCAATGGTATTTCATATCGAATTGAGCGCGGCCGCAGTCCAAATGTGTTACGATTTTTAGTTAATAATATCGATGCAGTAGAGGAAACTGATGAAGGGCAGGGCGAAATGCGACTTACCCAACATGAGATTGAACGTGTCTTTGGTATGAATCATATGATGTTCAAACATTTAATTGTATTGAATACATATAACGAGCCGTTTCTTGCCTTGAGTGCAATTAATCAGCGTGATATAATTGAGAACTTACTTGGTATTACATTGTTATCAGAAAAAGCAGTTGTACTCAAAGAGCTGTTAAAAATAACTAAAGATAATATCAAGGAAGAAGAATATCGTATCAAAGGTGTAGAGAATGCCAATGAGCAGATTAAAAAATCAATTACTGACTTACAGCGCAGACACCGTGTATGGGAAAAATCAAATTCTGATGCATTAACTGCGTTGGAACGTGATATATCGATTCTCCAATCAATAGATATACAAGATGAGCTTGTGCAGCATATCGCCCTTGACTCATATAATCGTGCAATTGCTGATTTGGCAGACTGCGATAGAGCTATTGCAGGTTTTACTGCTGAAATACAGAGAGAAAAACGAAGCTTGGAAAAGTCCAAGAATGATCTCCAGGCAGCTGAAGATCATAAATGCTATACATGTGGGCAAGGTCTGCATGATGATACAAACCTTGCACTTATGGAACAAACACAAACAGACATAACAGCATCCAACAACACCATAATTGAATTAACAACTGCTATTGCAGAAGTTACTCTTGCTGCACAACAGAATTGTTTGCCTGCCAACATTCCAGTAACCAAATATTCCACCGCGTCTGAAGCATACAAGCATCAGAGTCAACTTAACACATTATTAAACAAGTTGGAAGATAACCGCGCAGCTCAAGATCCATATACTGACCAAATCATACAACTGGAAACAAACGGTTTACAGTCAACTGATTGGGACACAATGAACAACCTACATAATTTGCGTGAGCACCAGGAGTTCTTGTTTAAGTTACTTACAAATAAAGATAGTTTTGTGCGCAAAAGGATTATCGAGCAGAACTTGCAATATTTGAATTCTCGCCTTAACTACTACCTCAACAAACTGGGGCTACCACATGAGGTAATATTTCAAAGCGATCTCAACGTTGAGATTACTGAATTAGGTCGTGAGCTAGACTTTGATAATTTAAGTCGCGGCGAGAGAAATAGACTAATACTTGGTCTTAGTTGGGCATTCCGTGACGTACATGAAAGTACAAATATTCCTATTGATTTTATGGCAATAGATGAATTAATTGATAGTGGAATGGATTCAAATGGCGTAGAGAGTGCTCTTATTGTACTTAAAAAAATGGTACGTGACCGCAGCAAAAATATCTTCCTTATATCACATAGAGAAGAATTAATTGGTCGGGTCAATGATACGCTATATGTCGTAAAAGAAAATGGATTTACTAGTTTTAGTACAGAACAGGAGTTTGACATTGAGTAATATAAATGCTATAGTTAATGGGCACATGAAGCCATATGGTGGTGGCCAGACCAGTGCTATCGGATCTCCAGTTAATGGGCACATGCCGCCATATACTGGTGGCCAGACCAGTGCTATCGGTAATGCAGGTGATTCCTTTTCACCTGAACAAATATCGATACTTACTACGTGGGCCAACAAACATAACCAATTAGGGTCTTCTACCAACAATGTACAAGCAAATGACAATATTGGGCATGGTTTGGAAGAATTAATTAATGCGCTGTAATATCAAATAGCACAGATTATGTCCACATAAATAAAATTATGTGGACATACAATAATAATAAATTTGAACCTGATTCTGATGAACTTTCAAAGTGGGTGGGATTTGTATACTTGATTACAGAAAACGACACTAATATGAAATATATTGGTAAAAAACTTTTTTGGAGCACCAAAAAATTGCCACCCTTGAAAGGTAAAAAACGAAAAAGAACCGTAGTATCCCAGTCAGACTGGAAAACGTATTATGGTTCTTCTGAAGAACTAAAATTATTGATAGAAAATAATGGAAGTGATAATTATACTCGCGAAATTCTACATTTATGCACTGGCAAAGGCGAAATGTCTTATCTTGAAGCCAAGCAGCAATTTGATCGCGATGTACTACTGCGCGATGATTACCACAACGGTATTATATCATGTAGGATTAACCACCGCGCTGTTGCACAACTAAAATACTGAATACTCACTTTTGGATTTTAAGTGACTAATATGAAAATCCTGAACGGCTAATATAGGCTCACAATAAAAAACCCCCAGAACCCTGATCATAGCGACCTTACAAAATGTCTTGAGAAGGCACAAACTAACCTTTGTGTTGACGGAACTGACATGTCGCAGTCATCTATGCACTCAGGCTGACACCTGAGAAATGAATAAGCTCTCCTGACCAATTGGAACTTATGGGTAGTGTATGTGTTATCATAACAGCACATCATGTTCCTGCGTCGTTTAAGTAGAAAGTAAAAAGGTAGCGCGTGACCGCCTTTCCCTGGCTATACAAGGTTTTTCTGTTATGTTAGTGGTCCGAGTGCGCTCGGGTGGTGACGGTAAAAAACCTGATTCTTAGCCATGCTTAGCTAAATCAGGCTAAGTGTGGCTATTAGTTCTGGTAAAATATAAGTTTCTTCTAGCTTCGCATCGCTTCGCAATGACACCATAATAATATACATTAATTAATCCGTTTCGATTACAGTATTCGAAGAATAGATATGCTGAGAACAGATCGAGACGAAATGGAATGAAGTCGAGATATGTGAATCAACAGATGATCCGTTAGGATCATCCAGACATATGACTGTTATATTACGGCTGAGGATGTTCTGAGTGTTTTATCGTTGTTGTGATTTCGCTTGAGGCCTATCAGCTGGTCCATTAATTTTTCCTGGTTGCATTTGAGTCTGGCGTTGTTTATTAGGACTGTTTGCATCCATTCTTTCTTGCAAAACTTCCATCAATACAGTTCTCTCTTTGAATGTCATGTCAATGACATCACTATATGGCAATGGCGCCAATACTGAAAGTTTCATCAGATCTGACATCAAGTCTTTTTCATCTTGTTTATATGTAGCCACCAGCTGCTGGATCTCAGAATAGTCTTTAGTTAAAGCGAGCTGTTTTCGAAAAAATTTGAGGGGTCAAATGCTACCTCCACTGTGGCTGTATGTTCACACTTACTACATGTAAAACTCATATCACGTGTTATGACTTCCTGACTTAACTCATTTACAGCATCCCGTATTTTTTGATACATTGGTGCAGGTAAATCAGTTAACCATTCTCTAATAAATTCAAGATCTGTTACTGTAACACCATCTGGCGTAATGATGGATACAATATGCTTGGCTGCAATATTAAATAACAGCTCGCCGCCGCGTTTCATAATCTCACCAAGATTTTGGTTTAAGGGGGTGCGATCATCACCAGACGCTGCTGAAAATGCTTTGGCAGCACGAACTAATTCAACTTGATAGTTACTCATCATTGTATTGCTTTCACTTGTATGTGGCCGCAAGTTTATCTTTAATGATTCAATCTCAATTTGATCCACAGCCTCAATTTTCCTAGCATTAGCAATAACACTTGTTAAGTTAATTTCATATGAATCATTATGGCTGCATTCTTTACACCCTACACCAACACTCATTATTTCCCCATATGTTGCAATACGCATAGCAATTATAATAACGTCCAAATCTGGGGTGGGAATGTCTCTGGCGTCAACAATCCCTGGAACAACATGCTCAATAACTTGAAATAAGCTTTCACTGTTCATTAATCCATCTGGATTCTTTAGTCGAATTTCATCACTTGCCGTCATGGGCCGCACTTCTAATTCATTATCAGCAGTTAGTTTGGGCGCAACAGGATAATATTTACCAAGGCTTGGTAAAGTGACATATGTGCCGGGCCGTTGACTATATTTTTTAAGCGGATTTTCTGACATTGTTTGTCCTTTTAATGGATAAATACCCAGTAGGTATATCTTAATAGTATTTATCCAGAAAAAAGTAGTAGTTAATGGCAAATAATTCTGAAATTCGTCTACCAGATGGTAGTGTAGTAAGTGGAAACTGGGCTACAGAAGAAACTCTGGCTGGCGTTAAACTTATATTAGAAAAAATTCATGGCAAAAAAGGTGCAATTGGCAACGTAAATACACAGGAAGCCAAAGACACCAAAAAAAAATTAGCCATAAACAGTAAGTATTATAAACAGCGTGAACAACTACGAAGACAATCTGCTAAATCAGAAGAAGCCCATCGAAAAGAAAGAGAAAAGAATTATCCCAAAGTAATCGAAGGATTAAAAATTCTAGGCGACACAAGTCGTATAGCTGGTAGAGGTATTGGGAAGATAACATCATCAACCAGCGCCCTTGTTGATGAAATGGATAAACTAGACGGTAGTGTAAGCGGCGCCAGTAATGCATTTTTTAAAGTCGTGGGTAGCGCAGGCGCCATTGGTACTGCATTCGGTGTGGCCGCTGGCATTATTGATCAATTCGCAGAGTTTCAAACACAAGCTATCCAAACTGGTTTTAGTTTTAGCCAAGAATTAATTAACACACGTGGTAATATTGCTGAATTAGGTATGAATATGAAGCAATTGAGTGACATCTTAATTACAAATGGTGAAGCGGTTCGTTCATTAGGTGGTAATGGTGCACAAAGTGCAAACGCATTTATTGATCTGGTATCAAGAATAAAAGAAGCAAGCCATAATTTTGGATTGTTTGGTATGACAAGTGAAGAAATTGCAGGGCAAACCGCAGCACGTCTTGATCTGATGCGCAGACAGGGATTTGTTGGTGATGTTGCTGCTAATGCTACCGCAGAAAGCTTTAGTACACTCAATCAGGAAATTATGGCTTACTCACGTATGACAGGCCGTGAGCGCCGTGAGATAATGCGCAATAATATATCTATGCGTGAAGATAGCGCACTATTGGTAGGCGATCTTGCCACCCTTGGACCAAATGCATCCGGTGCCTTTGATGGGTTTACGAATGCCATATCTGCAGTATTTGGTGATATAGGAGGTGATGCAATAGATAGCATCTTTACTAATATGATAGAAAGCCAATTGAGCGGATTACAGCGCGTCACACAGGAACAATACCAAGCCCTTGCGGCAGTACCTGGTTTGGGAGAAGTGCTTACGACTGCGGTCGAAGAGTTAATAGCCAATGTAGATAACCCAGATGCGTTACTCAGAGCACAATTGGCATTTTCCAACTCTGCTGGTGAAATTATTCAAGGCGCGATAGAAAATGATGGACTTATTCGATTAACACGGATGATGGAAGATAACCCAGCTGGAGAAATATTGCGCGCAATTGTAAGCGCTGGGCAATCAGCTACAATATTTTTGGAGACCAGTAATGCAGAACAAGTAGCTGCATTTGCAGCTACAATGTCCGTTAGTGAGGCAAATTTACTTCGTATGCGTGATCGTATACAAGTTCTACAAAATAGTTTCTCAGCTACGTTAATTCAAGCATTAGGTTTCGGCCAGCTTGAGGATATGTTGTCTGACGATAACTTTGCGGCAGCACAGTTAGCAATTTCTGAGTTTGGTACCAACCTTTCATCTATACGTGAATTTGTAGCTGACTTTGCAGAATTAGTTACATCTGATGGTGGTGGTAGTTTGTCATCAGCATTGGTTGTTGGTATTGCTGCAATGTTTGCAGCACAAGGACTTGTATCATTAGCAATGGTTGCTGGCATTCGCGGATTGTTTGCAATTGCATCATCTGTATTAGGAGTTAGAACCTTAGCATCGTCAGCAGTAGCACCAGCCGCCGCAGCGTCAGCAGTAGCACCAGCCTCTGCAGGTTCACGGGTAACCGCAACAGGTGCACGGGTAGCCGCCGGCGCAAGTAAAAAACTGCCAGCAATCGGTACTGCAATTAGCGCACTATTTGGAATACTTGATAGTGAATACCAAGAGGCTGACTATAATATCCTGTCACGTGGTATACTTGGGGTAACTGAGGGAATACTTGCATTTGGCGACTTTATGTCAGACAGCGTCGTTGACGCTATTCACGGCCCTGGCCACGATAATTATCTGGAGCTTGGCCAGGGATTTAGAGACCTAATGCTAGCTGATAGTGCACCTATTCCAGCATTTAATCCAAGCGATCAAAGAGTTTCTACTGGAAACATGGTCATACCTGGCGCAACCCTACAGCCAAATGGTTCTATGGAAACAGGAATAAGAGATGATAACGCGTTCCGACACAATGTTACCAATGAAGAACTTATGCGCCGTTTAGTAAGGGCTACAGAGGAAACTACTAGGCTACAACGGCGCTTGCTCGACAATACTGACGACTGATAAAATAAACAACTAAATAAAACTAGAATAGGAATATATACACATAATGGCCGGATGGAAAAAACATTTTCAAACATACAATACCGCTAGTGGGACACAAAGCCCACTCACTGGGTCTAAAAACCGTGACAGCAATAGCGCTAGCCGCTTTCAAAGTTGGTTACCTGAGGTGTATGTTGGGCAACCAAATCGACTTGAACGTTATATGCAATATGACCAAATGGATATGGATAGTGAAATTAACACTGCGGTAGATACTATAGCAGAATTTTCAACCCAGCAAGATGAAGAAACAGAAACAGCATTTGTTCTTAAATGGAATGATACTCCTACTGAAACAGAAAGTGAAGTTCTGCAGACAGTACTCAAGCAGTGGTGCCGTGTGAATGAATGGGATACGCGTTTATTCAAAACATTCCGTAACACAATTAAATATGGTGATCAACCATTCCTGCGCGACCCCGAAACATGGAAGCTATTCTATGTTAATCCTGGTGATGTTATGCGGGTTCTTGTTGATGAAGCTAACGGTAAAAAACCGTCACATTACATTATCAAAAATATTGATCCCAATTTTCAAAATCTAACTGCGACATCCAATACACAGGGCAGTGGCAATTACGCAGGCGGAGCAATACAACCAAGTGCAATGTCAAATAGTAGTTCCCGTAGTCCAGGACAAGTTGGAAATGCAAATGGTTTGGGAAGCGAAATGGAATTTATGGTTGATGCGCAGCATGTTATTCATCTTGCACTAACAGAAGGCATGGATAAAAGCTGGCCATTTGGTAACAGTATACTTGATGCAGTTTTTAAAACATATAAGCAAAAAGAATTACTTGAAGATTCAATTATTATCTACAGAGTGCAGCGCGCTCCAGAACGTCGTATTTTCTATATTGATGTTGGTGATATGCCAGCTCATGCAGCTATGACCCATGTTGAGCGTGTTAAAAATGAGATCCATCAGCGACGAATTCCAAGTCGTACAGGCGGTGGATCAAATATGATGGACGCACAATATAACCCACTAAGCATTATGGAAGACTATTTCTTTGCACAAACTGCTGAAGGACGCGGATCAAAGGTTGACACACTACCAGGCGGCCAAAACTTGGGTGATATTGATGATCTTAAATTCTTCAATAACAAACTTGCACGTGGACTTGGTATTCCAAGTAGCTATCTTCCAACTGGTCCTGATGACGGTACAGCGAGTTACAATGACGGCCGTGTTGGAACTGCATTCATTCAAGAATATAGATTTACACAGTATTGCCAACGACTGCAACGTATGATACAATCTACCTTTGATAAAGAATTCAAAATGTTTCTCAAGCATCGTGGATATGAGATTAATTCAAGCCAATTCCAGCTTACTTTTGTTGAACCACAAAGCTTTAGTGACTACAGAGAGATCGAAATTAATAGTGCAAGGGCCAGCGTGTTTGGACAAGTTGAAGGTATACAATATATCAGTAAGAGATTTGCCCTGAAGAAATATCTACAGCTAAGTGAGAGTGAAATACTTGAAAATGAAAAGATGTGGAAACAAGAAAACCCAATTAAAGGGGATGAATCCGGCGCAGTTGATAATGATGAGTTCAGTGATCTAAATAGTGTAGGAGTACAGGGCGGCGGCGATGGCAGCTTGGATGACTTTGAGTCAGATTTTGATGATGCTGATGAAGATGATTTAGATAATGATGAAGGTGAATCACCAGTAAGCGGGGCAGAAGCCCTGGACGACGATGATGACGATGGAGAAGACATATGAAAAGTAGAGAATTTCTAAAAGAATATTATGATGAAAAAGATGACAAATACAACGTTGTAAATATTGATCATCACAGGCGTCCACGTATTACATTGCGTCACTTACAAAAACTTCGTAAGACCCGTAGTATTGAGGATCTTGAACAAAAGCAACGCATTGATGATGTTGCTTTTATATATGGACGACCAGACGAAGAAATGTAGATTATACTTATGACTGGTCGGTCATGAATTAAATTACACTTTATGCCCTTTTTCATGCCTTTATACGAGGTAAGACACTTTGTTTTGTAAATAGTGTTGAAGTAAAGCAGAACAGTGCCTCTCGAAGAGGTATTTAGGAGTGTAAATATGAAAAAATCAAAACTTGAAAAAGTATTAGAATACATGGTCAATGGTGAGAATGCTCTTGCCAGTGAAATGTTGCATGAACATATTATCGAAGCGGCCCGTGACATATATGCGGATCTTGCTGAAGAAGATGACATGGCAGAACAAGAATTAGACCTTGACGAAGATTATCATGATGATGACGCAAGCGGCGACTTTTCAGATGATTTAGATTCAATGGAAGACGAACTGGAAACAGAAGAGTATTTTGGTGAAGATGACGACGAGGACGAAGATGCTATTGATGATCTAGAAGATGACATGGGCATGGACGACATGGACGACGGCATGGACGACGACATGGGCATGGACGACGACATGGGCATGGACGGCATGGACGACGGTGACAATGCATTTGTTAATGTTGAAGATGCAATTGCAGAACTCAAAGCAGTATTTTCTGACTTGATGGGTGATGACATGGACGACATGGACATGGATGACGAAATTGAAGATGAATTTGGCGACGATGACATGGACGACATGGACGACGACATGGACGACGACATTGAAGATGAAGATCTTGAAGAGGCAGCAACACTTACCAAACATGCACCAGTTAAAATGGCTGGTAACGAAGACGGTAAAGCTTCCCCAATTAAACAAAATCAGCCCGGAATTAGCGACAAAGGCAAAGCAGTAAACTTTGCTGGTGGCGCTGCAGAAGCAGGTGGTAAACCTGCACCGGTAAAGAAAATGTCCGTAACTGGCCCACAAGATCAAAAAGGCAAAATGGATAAAAAAGTTGCTTCGCCAACTAATAAAAGTGAAAAAGCCAAGTCGACACTTGGTAGCTAAAGGAAAGATAACTGATGTTTAAACCACTACGAGAAGTTGTTGCCCCTGATGTAGCGCACATTACCACTGAAAGCCATGATAATGGCAAAGGTGGTAAGGACCTATTCATGCAAGGAATCTTTATCCAAGGTGACAAACGTAATCAGAATCAACGTGTATATCCAGTTAATGAAATCGCCAGCGCAGTTAAATCGCTGAAGGAAAAGATTAATGGGGGATACTCAGTCCTTGGTGAAGCAGATCATCCAGATGATCTGAACATCAATATCGACCGCGTTTCACACGCAATTGTTGACATGGATATGCGTGGCAACGACGGTATAGGTAAACTAAAAATGTTACCCACCCCAATGGGTAACATATGTAAAACACTACTTGAAAGTGGTGTAAAACTAGGGGTCAGTTCACGCGGTAGCGGAAACGTTGATGGCTCTGGCAATGTGTCAGAGTTCGAAATTGTCACAGTTGATATCGTGGCGAATCCAAGTGCTCCGGATGCATATCCGGATGCAATTTACGAGCAAATAATGAATCATCGTAGATCAAGCACATTTTGGGACGTAGCATCTAACGCTAGCACTGATCGCAAAGCACAGAAGTATCTCAAAGAAGAGATGATTCGATTTATCCAAGACCTAGGGAGAAAATGAATATGCCTAAGTCATTTAATGAAATCCTCGGCAACAACGTTCTAAACGAAGAACTAACGTCAGAACTCAACGAAGCGTTTGAAGCAAGAATTGCTGAAGAACGTGAGACTTTGACAGCAGAATTGCGTGAAGAATTTGCATCGCGTTATGAAAATGACAAGACACAAATTGTAGAAGCAATGGACGCAATGTTGACCGAAGCTATCAAGACTGAACTCGAAGAGTTTGCTCAAGATAAAGCAAAAGTGGCAGAAGACCGTGTACGATACAAAAAATCCGTAAAATCTCACGCTAAAATGTTAGAAGGATTTGTGAATGAAGTTCTTGCAAAAGAAATTAATGAGCTACGTGAAGATCGTAAGACACAGAAAACTAACTTTGGTAAGCTAGAAGAATTCGTTCTTAAGCAGCTATCCACAGAACTAAACGAATTCCATGATGACAAACGCGCGCTAGCCGAGCAAAAAGTTAAAATGGTTCGCGAAGGTCGAAAAGTTATTGAAGAAGCAAAGCGCAACTTCGTTAAGAAGGGTGCCAAGCAACTCGAAACTATGGTAGAAAGCGTCATGCGTAAAGAGCTAGTTACTCTGCGTGAAGATGTACAATCTGCTAAAGAAAACGAGTTCGGACGTAAGATTTTCGAAACATTCGCAAGCGAATTTATGACAAGTACCTTAAGCGAAAGCACACAGGTAGCTAAATTGGCTAAAGAAATACTTAATCTAAAGCAATCAGTTATTGAATCAGACGTCAAAATTGTAGCTAAAGATAAGCAGCTTAAGGAAGCAAACTCTCGTGCAAAAGTCGCAATTGACCTAAGCGAGCGTAGGCAGACTATTAACGCAATGATAAAACCACTTAACAATGCACAAAAAGGCCTAATGGAGACATTATTTGAATCAGTTAAAACTTCACAGTTAAAAGCTGCATACGATAAATATCTCCCAAGTGTCCTTTCTGAGGAATTAACTGTTAAGAAAAGAAATACAAACAAAGCTAACCTTACCGAAAGATATACACAACGTGTAGTAAGCGGTGACAAGGCAACTAAGAGTACACAACACGATGTTAGTGGCTCAGCTGATATTATTGAATTAAAGAAATTGGCAGGACTTAGCTAAAGGAAATTAAAATGGCAGACGTTCTATTTGAAAACTGGCAGGCGACCAAAGAAGCGCTTACTGACGGTTTAACCGGAAACAAAAAAGCAGTTATGGAGACCATTCTTGAGAATACCAAGCGTGGACTTACAGAATCTGCATCAGTTGGATCAACATCCGCTGGTAACATTGCGACACTTAACAAAGTGATCTTGCCTGTTATCCGCCGTGTTATGCCTACTGTGATTGCAAACGAACTTGTTGGCGTACAGCCAATGACTGGCCCAGTTGGTCAGATCCACACGTTGCGTGTTCGTTATGCAGAAACATTCGACTCAGCAGTAGCTGGTGACGAAGCACTAAGCCCATTCCAGATTGCGAATGGTTACTCTGGTAATGCTGCAACTGATCGTGCTGAAGCTACTTCAGTACTTGAAGGCCGCGCCGGACGCAAACTAAACATCCAAGTCTTGAAACAGACTGTTGAAGCAAAAACTCGTAAGCTCAGCGCTCGCTGGACATTCGAAGCAGCACAGGATGCACAATCTATGCATGGCCTAGATGTTGAAGCAGAAATCATGGCAGCACTTGCTCAGGAAATTACTGCGGAAATCGACCAAGAGATTATCTCTTCTCTTGTAAGCTTAGCTGGTACAGCAAGTGGCACATACGACCAAGCCGCCGTTTCTGGTACAGCTACATTTGTTGGTGACGAGCACGCTGCTCTTGCAGTCCTAATCAACAAAGCAGCAAACGACATTGCTTCACGCACACGTCGTGGTGTTGGTAACTGGATGGTAATTTCACCAACTGTTCTTACTGTTCTCCAGGCAGCAACAACTTCTGCGTTTGCACGTACAACCGAAGGCGCTTTTGAAGCACCTACAAACACAAAGTTTGTTGGTACTCTGAACGGCTCCATGCGCGTTTACGTTAACCAGTATGCTACAAGCGACGATATCCTTATTGGATACAAAGGTTCAAACGAGACAGATGCTGCGGCGTTCTATTGCCCATACATTCCTCTAATGAGCTCAGGCACCGTGCTTGACCCACAGACTTTCGAGCCAGTGGTAAGCTTCATGACACGTTACGGTTATGTGGAACTCAACAACCAGGCTTCATCTCTTGGTAATGCTGCGGACTACCTTGCTAGAATTGCTGTTACGAGTGGTAACCTGCGCTTTACATAAGCTGCAACTACCAAAGATAATGGAACCGGCCCTAGGGCCGGTTCCTTCTTGATAAAATTGTCTTTATCGGGCTAATAATATTTTTTAGTATACTTCTACTATAAGCGATAAATATTAATAGGTCAACAAGGAAATAACGTTTATGCCAATTAATATTGATCATAGAGCTAATATCATTATAACAGATAATGGCTTGCTTAATTTCGATATGACTGGTAGTATTCAAATACCAGTCGGCACATCTGGCCAACAACCAACCGGCACATCTGGCATGATTCGCTACAACAGCACGTTGGGAACGTTTGAAGGATTTACATCAGTATGGTCAGATTTACTTGTATCATACACTTCGACAGATTTTAATACAGATTTTTCAGGTAAGTCAACAACAGATTTAGCTGAAGGCTCGAATTTATATTATACACAAGACCGTACAGACGACCGGGTTGCTGCCTTAATAGTTGCAGGTACAAACCTGACCACTACCTACAATGATACTGCTGGTACTTTGACAATTGATGCAGTGGATACAGTTTATACTCACCCAAGTGATGGTGTTGACTTAGGCGCAGCGCTGACAGGCGCAAATGTCATCAGTGATGTATCCGTTAATACAGCAGGCCACGTAATTGGGTTTGCAACTAGGGCATTAACACCTGCCAATATTGGAGCAGCTACGAGTGGACATGATCACACTGCGGCAGACATTACAGATTTTGATACTGAAGTCGCAAATAATTCAGCAGTCACAGCAAACACTGCAAAAGTAACAAATGTAACAACAAACCTTGGATACACGACCTCAGCCAGCACTGGTATTGTTACTTCAAGCGACGGTACAGACGCGACATTACCAGCAGCAACCACATCACTTGCAGGGTTACTGACTGGTGCAGATAAGACTAAATTGAATGGTGTTGAGGCCCTCGCCGATGTAACCGACACAACCAATGTTGTTGCCGCACTCACAGCAGGAACAAACGTCACTATTTCAGCGGCCGGCATAATAGCGGCAACCGATACAAATACCACCTATGTATCAAGCGACTTTGACCATGACAGCTTGACAGGGTTTGTGGCAAACGAGCATATTGATTGGACAACTGACCAAGGCTCTACAAATATACATTCGGGTAATTATACCGACACGAATACAACATATTCAGTGGGTGACGGTGGCCTGACACAGATCAACTTTACAACTGCCAAGGACACCAAACTATCAGGCGTTGAAGCTCTGGCAGATGTAACCGACGCAATCAACGTCACGGCTGCAGGCGCGTTGATGGATAGTGAAGTGTCGAACCTTGCTCAAGTTAAGGCGTTTAACTCGGCTGATTATGCTACATCAGCCCAAGGAACGCTTGCAGACAACGCCCTGCAAACCGCAGACATTGGTGTGGCAATACAAGCATATACATCTGTATTACAGAACACAACAGCATCCTACACAACAGCAGAAGAAACTAAACTGTCTGGTATTGAAACAAATGCCACCGCAGACCAAACAGCAGGTGAAATAGAATTAATTGTTAACCACGACAATCTAATTGGTTTTGTGGCTAACGAGCATATCGACTGGACTGCCGACCAAGGTGCGACGAATATCAATGCTGGCAATTATACTGATACCGTATACACCCACCCAAATGATGGAGTTGATTTAGGCGCCGCGTTAACAGGCGCAAATGTTATCAGCGATGTTACGGTTAATGTAGCAGGACACGTAACTGGATTTGCTACCAGAACGTTAACTCCAGCTAATATTGGGGCAATTCCAGCAGGTGATATTGCATTAGGGGCAGATACATCCGGAAACTACGTTTCTACAATTACTGGCACTACAAACGAAATTGAAGTATCTGGTAGTGGCACCGAAACAGCCGGAGTAACAATTGGTCTTCCAAATGCAGTTACAATCAGTGGTGCAATGACAGCAGGATCATTTGTTGGCGACGGTAGTGGACTAACAAATGTTAACGTTGTTGCCACTACTCCGCCCGGATCTCCAGTTCTTGGTGATATATGGTATAACTCAGAATCCGGCGGCCTGTTTATTTACTACACCGATATAACACCTGACAGCTACTGGGTGCAAGTTGGTGGGGCTGACGGCGCTGGAACATCAGGATCAAGTGGTGCTAGCCCGTTTGTCGACACTGGCACATATGTTTATTACGGTGGACCTCGTAATGTTGGTATTGGTACAGCTACACCAACAGAAGCCCTGCATGTTATTGGTAACATTTTAGCAAGTGGTGATGTAACTGCATACTCAGATGAATCATTAAAGACTAACATATCAACTATTTCCGGCGCGATAAATATCGTAACACAGTTGCGTGGTGTAAATTACACTAAGAAAGATACTCAGCGCGAAAGCATTGGTGTTATTGCACAAGAAGTGCAAAAGGTATTACCAAATGTAGTTCATCAAGATACTACAACAGGGCTATTAAGCGTTGCATATGGTAATATGGTTGGTGTATTAATCGAAGCCATTAAAGAACAACAAAATGAAATTACAGAATTAAAATATCAAATGAATATGATGATAACTAGATTGGATAAATTAGATGGCAGCAATTAATTTCCCAACCTCACCGTCAAATGGTGACACATATACTGAAAACGGTGCAACATATGAATATGAGTCATCCACTACCGCATGGTTAAAAGTACCAGCAACTTGGATTAATGACGGTGCATATGTTTATTACAATGGAGCATTGAATGTTGGTATTGGTACAAACACACCATCAACTAAATTACATGTTGTTGGTACAACTCTATTAGCAGGTGAGACGGATGTAACAGGTGACTTTGCAGTTAATACCGATGTACTTTGGGTAAACGCATCAAATGGTAGAGTTGGTATAGGTACTATATCACCATCAACTAATTTGCATGTTGTTGGTACATCTCTATTAGCAGGCGCTACAGATATAACAGGAATTCTTACAGTTGAAACTAATGGTGGCACGTTTGCCACAAATGCCACTGTTGCTACAGCCGTGCAAGCAATCCAAGGCACCACGGCTCCTGTAATGATGATTGCTGATAGCGTTCCAGTAGGTGTGGCTTATTCCTTAACCGCAAGCACTGAACTGGCAATTGTGCGGGATAATGATGTAGGGCTTAGCCTTATCACTAGTGCAACTGGTAACTCTAAGATCAATTTTGGCGATACTGATCAAGAGGACAAAGGGCGGATACAATACGACCACGCCACTGATCGCCTAGAATTTAGTATTGCTGGTGCTACCAGTATCACGTTTGACGATAACAAGCGCATAGGTGTCAACACAACCACACCTGCAGTTACGCTGGACCTTCAAACCACTGATGCGATACAACTTCCTGTCGGCACCACCGCCCAACGCCCAACTGATGTAGCTGGCCGATTACGCTACAATAGTACCCTTGGGAGCTTCGAAGGATACACTACAGAATGGGGAGCAATTGGCGGCGCTGGGGGCGGAGGACTTGAATGGATACTAAAGACAACTACATATACATCAAGCTCGACAGAAGCAATTATTGCCAACACCAGCGGTGGAGCATGGACACTTACGTTGCCTGCAAGCCCGTCAACAGGCGACTATATTCAATTATTGGATGGTGCAGACTGGGCTGCAAACAATCTCACAGTTGCACGTAATGGACAAACAATCGAGGGCGACGCTTCTGACTTAGTGATGGATATTAGTGGTGTTGCTGTTGATCTTGTATTTGATGGTACAACATGGCAAGTCACTGCACAAGTGGGTGGCCAAGGCGGTAGCTTTTCGGGCACACCTACTGGTTCTGTTTTATATTTTGCTACCAGCACACCACCAGACGGTTGGCTTGAATGTAACGGACAAGCGGTCACAAGCGTTTTCCCTGATCTGCGCGCCCTGCTAATCGGTGCTGGGTCGCCTTATGGCAGCGACGGTACAGGCCCATATGTTCCTGATTTACGTGGCGAGTTTGTGCGTGGTTGGGATAACAGTCGTGGGATTGATGCAGGTCGTGTGTTTGGCTCGGCACAAAGTGATGAACTTAAATCACACTCGCACACTATCGAAACCAATACCAATAATTTTGTTGGTGATCGGGTTGCGACGTTTACTAGTAACCAAGGCGCAACTCTTAACACTGGTGCTTTTGGCGGAGCCGAGACACGGCCACGCAACATTGCCTTGCTTGCTTGCATTAAGGCAGCATCTACTGTGGATACAGCGGGTATGGCAGACCTCTCAGAGTTACTAACATCAATTGCCACACAGTCAGAAGCTGAAACTGGAACCGACAACACAAAGTTAATGACACCATTGCGCAGCGCACAAGCTATTGCTGCTTTAACGCCTCCCGCCGGTCCCACCTTTGAGGGAGATGTTGCCTACACTACAACATCCTCGGTAAGTCATGGACTAGGTAGAGTACCAACATCTTACCAAGTAGTGTTACGGTGCGTCAATGCAGTGGGCGGGTACTCTGTAGGGGATGAGACTGACATTACAAGTCAGGTAGATGGAGACGGCAGCAGAAATTATATGACCACAGTAAATTCAACCACTATGTACATACGTAGAGATACAACAAACATGACCGACAACACCCCGAACTGGGCCAATTTAGGAACCACCAACTGGCGTGTAGTGTTTAAGGCTTGGTAAGGACAAACAAATGGAAAAATTAGTAATAACTGAAGTAAGAAATGCACAATCTAGGGCTGTAGATAACGACTCGTTTGATGTAGAGATTAATCATCCACAGCACGGGTGGTTACCGTATAGTGTCGGCGCAGGATTTAAGTCGGCAATCATAGACAACGAGGCAATTTTAAATTTAATACAAGGTAATTTTACCGCATATATGCCTGAGCCGGTACAAGATCCGTTGACTACATGGCGCAACAACGCATACTTATCTCGGCTTGATTTTTGTATGGCATTGGTTAAATTTAATATTATCACAAAAGACCAAGCCCTGGCCACAATCGATGGTTTATGGCCTGCGCCGATGCTGAATTTCCTTGACTACTTAGATGCTGATCAAGCCTTTGGGGTACAGATGGAATGGAAGGGTGTGGTTACTGTAAACCGTAACCACACATTTATCCTGTCGTTAGGATCTTGGTTGGGACTAACAGCCACTCAACTAGATGAAATGTTCGGCTGGGTATTAGTACCCGCACCGGCACTAGAACAACACCCACAACCACAAAGCCCTGATCATCCAAATGAAGAGGTTTGATGCAGTGTTAATTATATACAAAGGATAAACATAATGACTAATCTATCAGCTATACTAACGCCTTCTGGGCTAGCAACATCCGCTCAAGGTACAAAGGCCGATCTTGCAGTTGCAAGTGACACATCGTTAGTCGCCGGCTCTGATCAAATTGCCAATATGGTGAGTTTGACACAAGCCGAGTATGATGCCCTAACGCCAAACGCTACAACTGTCTATGTGATTGTAGGGTAAATGCCAGACTTTATATATAATACAACTTCAATAAGTAAAATATTTCTTGGCACCAATGAAGTTGATTTCATGTACCAGGGCGCTACAGAAATTTTTAGTAACATAATCCCACTTATTTGGTCGTTCGTAGCAAGTGAAACTACCAATGCTACAGCTATCACGATTCCGGCATCAGCAGCAATAGGTGACCTTTGTATTTTATATGACATAAACGCCGGTCAGACGCCGACAATACCTGCGGGCTTTACCGAAATAATTAGTAATAACAATGTCTTTGAGACTTCCTTTAGTCATAAGACATTGACATCTGGAGAACCTGGTAGCAGTGTGTCTGGTTCTAATGGCAGTGAATACTCTTCAAAGATTATGATGATATTCAGGCCCACAGTGCCAGTGAATATCATAAGGGGAGTCCTGGATTGGGTTGGCGAAACCGCTAATGACCCACCAGCCGTAACAGTTAACACTAGCGATATTACAGATGCCGGAATAGCCATCGGTATAGCAAAAAATTACAATGCGACCCTTACTACCACCGGCGACGCAAACTGGAACGCAACTACTGTTAGTGTGGAAAACACCAGGGCCGACAAAGCCAGAAGTAGATTGTACTACAAACTTCAAAACCCAGGTGCCTTAACTAACCCAACACTTGATATGACAGATCAAGGGAGTTATAACTCGTTGATTGGTATTTACTTTGAAGGTGTTCCTGTTAGTAAAACTATATTTAATTCTGATGGTTCATCCTTGAGTGGGTGGACAGTATCAGGTGCTACTGTAGACACGACATTTGGACAGCCAATTCCTGCGTTTCTGGCAACAGGAGGGCAGTACGCCTACCGAGATTTAGGTACTTCATTCCTTTCAAAGAGAATTACATTTATGATGGGTGTGATACCAGGCACCACACCATTGGCAAATTTCTTTTTTGGTGCCGACGCTTCAGGAGCTGGAAATCTTTTTAGACTCGAAACACGGACCGGCGAATCTAGTGGATTTGCAACTACAAATTCCTGGACTTCTTGGAATGCCCCAACCAGCGGTCCTATTTACACTCCTAATGTTTGGCTGAATGTAACAATAACAATAGACAGCCAATCGCGGGCCTCTTACTTTGTAAATGGGTCATTAGTGGCTAGTAATGTACCTGTCACGCTTCAGGGAAATTATTTTGCCATACATGGTGACGGCGGCAGCGTAACCGGTGCCGGTTACGATAATATTATGATCAGTGATCTATAAATACTTGACAAAATTGAGTAAATCTAGTATTATCAGACTAATATGAAAGTATAACATGGCGCTACCACCCACAGGATCCCAAATTAGTATCAATCAAGTGCAAAATGCCTATGGCTACACTGACGAAAGTAGGCGTAGTCTTAGCCAACTTGGTGATGATGAAGCAGGAATTACGGTGGGCAATCCAGTTAGTCTTTCAGCTACCTTTGGGGGAACAACATAATGACACAATACGAATATGAAACCTTTATATTAGCAGATTGTACAACACTTGCGTCTAAATACAAAAAAATCTGCGAAGACTATACTGCTAACCATGGCAATAGTCCTTATAATGAAATGAAAACTAAGATGGAGGAACAGTATACCACTGTTGAACTTGAATCCACAGACGAAGATGAACGAGATTATTGGATTAAGTCACTTGGTAGAGCAGCAGGCATTCAACTTATTACAACCAGTCGTGTTGAACATGATACCATGTTCAGGATGTCTTGTTTGGATGACGATGGATTTGATCAAGCTATTAGATTATGCACACAAGTTGCTAGTGAGATTGACCATAAAGTTAAAAGAGCTGAACAAAACTATAAGCAGCAAACCAGTAATGGATTCTTGTGAATAAACTCTCCATATGTATACCCTGTCGTGACCATGTTAATGCAGAATTTGCATATTGTCTTTCGGAATTAACGGCAGAATTATCAAAACAAGGTATTTCTTATGTGCTACATATGCGCAAGGGCAGTATGCTACCTGAGCAGCGGTCGCATTTAGCAGCAGAAGCCTTGGATGTAAAATCAGATTATATACTATGGCTTGATAGCGATATGACATTTCCAAATGATATATACAAACGGTTGTTGGACCAAGATAAAGACATTATAGCATGTACATATGCAACTAAAGATAAATTACACGGATCAGTTGCCTTTCGCGATGTAAATGGTGTGGCTGAAAGAGTCTTTCAACAGCATGGGGAAGCAGTTGAAGTTGATGCTGTTGGTATGGGTATAATGCTAACAAACACCTCAGTGTTTACATACCTACCAAAGCCCTGGTTTCAATTTTATTGGGATCATCAATTTCAATATTATAATGGTGAAGATATTTACTTTTGTGAACAATTACGTGAGGCTGGATATTCTGTGTATGTAAATTTTCAAGACTCTGTGTTAATAGGACACTGTGGTACATATGAGTATAAATTATGATCTTTTCTGGTATATCATCACTTGCTGATAGTTTTCGAAAGCCCTGGATGGTAATAAGAACCAGTAACATTTATGATTACACCCAGGCTGATGGTATAGATGATCAATATGTTTGGTTAGTTGATCAATATGCCAAATTAGAAAGTAACTTTTCATTGAGCTGGCTTCCTGATTCAGATCAAAAAGATATGTGTCATGTGTTTATGAAGGTGAATGATGTAAGTGGACATGAAATTAAGCCAATCGCAATTTTGGTCCCAACAAACAAAAATCGTCGCCTAAAACAACATCACCATAACCGTCCGGCACAGGTTGAACGCAATCTTTACTGCATCTATGTAAAAATTGACAGAACGTCTGAATCGAGAACACGCTTTAAAGAATTTGCAGATAGATGGTCAAACGTTTCGCCTCTTATCATTAACAATCAAAATGCAATGAACAAAGGGGTATTGCGATCATTAAATACTCCATATGCATGGATAATTGATCCTGAGCAACAATTTGCAAATGAGTGGGACTTTGCCTTTTCACCAGACTATATATCAACAATTTACATAGCCCCAAAAAATAAAATATATGTTATGCCAAATGGTGTAAAATTATACCCAAAGACATATTTTTTAAGTATGGGTGAAGAAAGCTTTGATGATATTATAATTGATCAACAATCGTCTTAATCTTACTTATAATGCGTGGATTTTGTAGCACTAATTTGGCGCCTGGATGTAATGGTACAGGATATCTATTATAATTGACCCAAGCGTATCCTTCACTCTCGTGGTTTATAATAGGAATAAATTCATTGGCCACTGTTGCCAAGAATGTGTTATATTCAAAACTTTCATCATTGCTTACCATTTTGTGCAACGGATAAAATTTAGTAATTACAGGTAAGAATCCTAATTCTTCAGTTAATTCACGCTCAATTGTTTGTACTGGCAGTTCATCGTGTTCACTACCACCTCCCCAAAAACCCCAAAAGTTTTTATTCCTACGGTCTGGACTCCGTAGCTGTAATAGTATTCTTTTCGTATCCTCACTTAAGAGTATACATCCACTTGCATTTACTGTATTCATAAACTTACTTATATGTATAATCTAAACCAACCTGGTCGGTATGTGCCCTCATAGCTGTTTTGCCATGCAGTACCAGACCATTCAAACTGATCGCTAGTAGCTAAGTTTGTAACATAATCTGTACCAGTATTTGCACTTGAATTGAAACTAACAACCCAATTGGCACCATTGTATTCAATTATGTCATTTGTGTTTGCAGTAATAGTCCCCCACGACCCGCCGTCTGGCACGTCATCCAGAACTAGATAGCGCTGGCCTGATGCCGCGGCAGCAAGCGTACCATCACCTGGATAATTATTTTGTGGGTTAATAATAGCGTTTACTGCGACTTGTGTATTTGTTGGTAACGTGTCAGGGTCTATTGTCACAGCTAACTTTTGAGTGTCAGCATCATAATCAATTGTGCCTATAACGTCGTTGTCAGGGTCAGTTACATCATTACCTTGTCGCAAACGTATCTGACTAATTCCTGGTCGCAACTCACCATAAGCTGCAAATACATCAGTTTTCCAGTTACCATTGTTGTCTACACCACCATCATTCAGCAATGTAGCAAAACCATCTTCAAATCGTATCCAATAATTTTCTAATGTAGTTATAACATAGCTTGAGTCCGCTGTTAATGCATCCACTGTCCAAGCTTCAAAATCATCCTTATCCAGAGTATGTATTTGTGTTAGAATTGTTTGAATAATATTCATGCGTTGCACTTTGACTGGCGGGTTAATATAAATTGGCATATCAAATTGCAGAGTAGCAACATCAATTACAGTATCAGTACCACCAGGCAGGCTCCGACTGGACCATGTTGTGCTAGTCAACTCACAGTATGTTAAGCTAGTCCAGTCCAACGTATTTTGGTTTTTATGCAAGTTGATACCTGGATTAAACAATACAAGAATTTGCTCAAGCAATTGTAGTTTCTGATCAGTATTGCTTGTCCATATATCAACATTCATTCGTAGTATATATGGTACTGGCTGGTATCTGGTAACATTATAACTTTGACCTGGCTGGTCAGTGTATGCATGAGATGCCTCATCAAACTGCTTTTCAATTACTTGTAATGTTTCTTCAAATTGCGGATAACGCCGCAAGTCTGGGTTCATCTCCAAATTGTTGACATAGCAGCTAATAAACGGCACTGTGTTAAGACTGTTTTCACTATTGTCTTTAAGAATATGTCCTACCTGTCTGCTCATATCACCATAACGTGCAGGCACACTTGCATAGATGGGGTTTTGTTGTTCATCCCATCCTTTTTGTACAGTAAACGCACCAAAGACACGAATGAATTGTTGTAGGTATTTACGAATTTGGTTGTCATAAAAATGTTGCATTAGTTATCAAGTCCTGTATCATTGTCAAAATCATCGCGCGGTTGTATTGCGTCGCTAATGCTTTGTCGGCTATCATAAGTGCGTCCCTGGGCAACACCCTCGTCAATGTTATTTACAAAGGTAGATGCATTAAAGGTTCTGTCGCTCCATGTTTGTGTGTCAATATTATCATAAAGTCGTACCCACTTTGTATCTTGGTAAACAAATAAACGATTGGGTTGAAAATCACTACGTATAAAGAAGTCGCCCTGATTAGATCCTGATGGAAAATTTGTGCCTGTGGTAATAGTTTCACCAGGCACCCAAGTAAATCCCTGTGCGTCAATATAGTTATACAAATGTTCTGTTAATTGTGTGCCACCACCGTTTGGATCATCTTGTGCAGCACCAGCAACCACAGCGTCACGAATATTAATCTCATCGCTAAATGTACTAAAGATATTTGCCATACTATCAGCATCAGCCCCTTGTCCAAGGATGTCATCGTATTCCTGACTGTCAGCAATTGGCTCAAGTTTAACACGCCAAATGTGTGGCCACCAGGTAGCACTAAAGCCCTCACCACCTTTGTTACCATCGCCAACAGTGTAAAACTTTGGAATGGGCGGGCTATTTGCGTCAAGCCCATAATTCTCAATAAGATGTGGCAACTCTATAACATCACCATTCATTAGTTTTCTGCCAAGTAATTCCACCATTGCATTAAGGTGGAATGTCATGTATAGTGTGTCGTTGGTCAGGAATAGACCAAATTGTGTGAGATCAAAGTCGTTATCGCTTACATTATACACACCACGTAATTCATAAATGTCTCTGTCGTACTTGCGGTCACGATTTTCAAGAAACAGTAAATCTTGTATTGATGTTTCGTTTATTAAGTCATCATAAGCTGGCAATGTTGGATCATTTTGATTTGGTGCTGATTCAGGACCAACATACTTATGAATGATTGTACCAACGCCGCCAATATTAAATTGCTCACGAATTGTGCGATCGTGAAATCTATAATCATTGGTCTTGTTGGGATTCCACATACTGATACGGGGCATTATAATTCCTTTCTGGTATTTATCATGTTAAGATAAATATAGATAACAGGAGTAACACTATGACGACCCGTGCAAAAATTACAAAAGAAATTGAACTTCGACTAGGTGGACAAATGATCGACGTGGAATTAGATCTTGAGCATTATGAGTTAGCCATAGATAAAGCCTTGGAAAAATATAGACAACGCAGCGAAAACGCAGTTGAAGAATCGTTTGTTGAATTAACCTTAGAGCTTGACAAAAATACATATGTTTTAGATAGCAGCGTAATCGAAGTTAAAGACATATACCAACGTGCAACTGGTAGCCAATTTAACCAAGGTGTTGAGTTTGAACCATTTGGTGCACAATACGTCAATACTTATTTGGGATCCATGTCGTCTGGTCGTAGTGGTTCACTTGCTACATATGATTTCTTGGCCCAACGTTTAGAGCTCATGGGCTTGATGTTTGGCTATGAATTTCAATTCACTTGGAATCGTACAAAGAAGCTACTGACCCTGCATCGCCGTGTCCGTAGCGATATTGTAGTTTATCTACATGCGTATGTGTATCGTGAAGAAGAGGACTTGTTTTCTGATTATAGCTGCATGGGCTGGTTAAAAGACTATGCCCTTGCACAAAGCAAGTTAATGCTTGGTGAGGCCCGTGGTAAGTTTGCTACTGTTGCAGGCCCACAAGGCGGTACGACATTAAATGGTGAACAGTTAAAAGCTGACGCGAACGCTGAACTGCTACAATTAGAAGAAGATCTCAAGTTGTACAAAGACGGCTCAGCAGGACTTGGCATTATAATAGGCTAATATTAAGCTTGACACCCCGCGCGTCATACTTTATACATTGCATGAAACACATAATGGAGTACATGCAATGTCCAAAGATGATGATAAAGTTCTTAAATCCAATGGCGCAGGCGCTTGGGCAAAAGCCGCAGCGATTGATGTAAAACTCAAAAATCAAGCTGCAAACGAAAAATACCAAGATAAATTTTGTGACCCAGCCCACAGCGCAAAAGTTGAAGCAGTGACCAAGATTGTGAAAGATTTCTTTAAGGTTAAAGAAATCTTTGAAAACCAGCGTGAAAACCGCGGCAAACCGTTCACAGTGATTAAGGTATGCAATCATATTTTCCCGCATGTTAGCCTTGCTGAAAAGGCGCGGCGTTTCCGTAACCCTCTTACAGAACTTGGTGTTGAACCAATTGCTACCAGCACAAACAGTCTTTTGTTTAGAATTTATTGCGAGTAATAACGACTAATTAATCATATTAGTTGTTGACATCACCAATGCGTATTGCTAGACAGTATGAGTAAAAAGGAGACGATGATATGACATACCAAGAAATCCAAGTTATGATCAGGGATTTGCAGGAAGTGCGATCAGAAATCACATGTATAAACCAAAATGCAGGTGAAACGGTGTTTAATCCAGCATTAACCACATCCGTTGAACGAATGATCACCAATCTAACTGATATGACACAGCTCTGATCCGTTACAATCTTACATAATAGGAATAGCGATGTGAAAATTGATCTTAACGAGCGCGACGCCGGAAGGCTCGCGCGCATTGCCAAATACAGAGGTATGACCAGCGAATACTGCGCGGTTGGTTTAATCCAGCAATCCTTAAAAAAGTGGGAACAGGCTATTGAAGAACGTACGAAGTCCTGTGAAATCCAAAATAGCCTGAAAAATACCAAATAATAATTGGCAATGGTTATATTAGTTGTTGACATCACCAATGCGTATTGCTAGACAGTATGAGTAAACAAAGGAGATAACGATATGACTACGCAACTTGATATGCAAAACGAAATCCAAACGCTTTTGGAACGCATCAAATTAGACTACCTTAACTGGACGTCGCGCTACGGCACCAAAGAGTTGACAAATACCAACACGCGGATGATCGCAGAGTTCGACGCAGGCATTGGTTACACCGTGGGCAAAAAGTACATCAAAGTTATTTCTGGTGGCAGCGTTTGGGGCTTTGTTGTTGCATGTGACAATGACAAGAAATTTGCCAAAGGCGCGATCCTCAAAGCAGCTGGTTATGCTACGCCAGCTCGTAACTTTAGCCGTGGTAACATCCTCAAAGGTGGCTACAACATTTCTTGGACTGGCACAAACTAAAGGACATGACATGAAAATAGTTTTTGAAAAAATCATTGACCTAAACGGGACTCAGTGGATTGGGATGCAGTTGCACGGCAACGGCTACGCGGTAAGCCTGCCATCGGCCGCAGAACGGCAAGCATTCGCGGCAGGCTTTAATCTTGCAGAGCAAATCCTCAGCGTCGCAAAAACAAAAATCGAATTAATTGAACAGAAGGCTGGCCAGAATGACACGCAAAACAATTAACCGTAATGTCCTAGGTCCACAATCATGGCGCGAATATCCTGTTTTTTGGACGGAACACGCCCTTGGTGCAATTGCATCACAATTGCGAGCTTTAGCGGATTGGTTATTTCCAGATATTGCTCTTGAGCGCGCAATCAAAGATGATAAGGACGCCCAGAATGACCCGTGAAGTTAACAGATGGTGCGATACCGGTGTTTTTTCAATATCAGAACTCCGTAAAGAGTGCCAGCATCTTATAACAGAGTTGGAAAAATGGGACCAATACCCTTTAATTCGATACCCACGGCCAATATATGCAAGTAAAAGACAACTGACTACACTAATTCGAACCACATTTAATATGAAAAAGTTGAACCGAGTGTATTATCTATTGCGTACCTCAGTTGATGGTGAAATGCTGACGAAACTTTCTGAAGGATTATGATATGCCTTGTTCTGCTAAAAAGCAAAAGCTTCCAAAAGAGCGTAACTTCTCGGCAGCGGCAATCAGAGATCCTAATGGGCCATTCCGTCCAAAGACTATCCCTGATAAGCATGAAGTAAAAACAGGTCGGAAACGCAAGCATAAAGGGCAATCATCAAGTGACACATGAGCATAATATTGCTACTGATTGTGCGGCCCTAAGGGCCGACGCACATAAGATTCTTTCAGAATTTATAAAATGGCATTACCCACAGCCCCTGCACCATTCACAATATGTTGTTATATATGGGCTCACGCGTGATATCATGACCAAATCTAAACCAGAACTACAGCAATTAATCGATGACATGACTGCAAGAAATAGTATTGCACTATACAACAAACTAAAGTCTTGATTTTACAGGACAAATATGCTATAACTATAGTATTATTATAGGAAATGGCATGAAAAGAAAAATTATTGGTCTGGGTGGATTTATCGGTAGTGGTAAAGGAACTGTGGCAGACTTTCTCGTTGATAGTTATGGATATACGAAAATCAGCTTTGCTGACAAACTCAAAGACGGTGTCGCAGGTGTATTTGGATGGGACAGAGAAAGTCTCGAAGGTGATTCTGCAGATAGTAGAAAATGGCGCGAGACACCAGACCATTTTTGGACAACTGAATTGGGCCGTGATATTACACCTCGTTTAGTTCTGCAACTATTTGGAACTGATTGTATGCGGCATGGTTTTGATAATGAAATTTGGGTGTTGACGCTCAAGCGACAATTGTTAGAAAATCCTGACACCAATTTCGTTGTACCAGACTTTCGATTTTATAATGAAAGAGACATGATCCGCAGTATAGGCGGAGAAGTGTGGCGTGTTAAGCGAGGCAATGACCCAGAATGGGTTAATAATGCAATTAACGATAACCGATATGATACTACATGGATGTCAGATTATTCTGACATCCACGAAAGTGAATGGCGGTGGCTTGATTATGGCAGTGAATTTGATCAAACCATAATGAATGATAGTGATAAGAGTGCACTACATAATGAAATTAATCGAGTAATGCCACGTTAACTGCATAGTTAATAGCTTAACCACCCTAGATAAGTAGCCATCAAATAAATACTAGCAGAGCAAAAGAATAAGCTTTGATAGGAGATTATACATGGCTACATTAGTATCACCAGGTGTTGACGTCACAATTGTAGACGAAAGCGCATACGCTAGCCCAGGGGCTGGCACGATCCCTCTGATTGTTGTTGCTACAGCGCAAGACAAGATTGATCCAACAGGAACAGAAACTGGCGGAATTGCAAAATACACCAAGGCAGTTAATGCTGGCCTTGTTGTGCCTGTAACATCACAGAGAGAACTAACACAATTTTTTGGAGACCCAAAATTTGCACTTACTGAAGGTGCAGAAACAAGCGAGTATGGGCTTCTAGCAGCATACAGCTATCTGGGACAAGGTGCACAGGCATATGTTGTTAGAGCAAATATTGACTTGTCTGCACTTACATCCAGCGAAACAGCACCAACTGGACCAGCAAATGGCAACCAGATTTGGCTTGACACTGACGGTTCAAGCTACGGCGTTCACGCATGGAACGCAACTTCCGGCGCATGGGTATTGCAAACTGTTGTAGTAGAAGTTGCACTTGATGCAGCGGCTGGCGAAATATCCAGTCCAAGCACTTATGCACCAACTGCAACCGCAGCGACAACACCAAATGACCAAAATTATCTGGTAGCTGTTCTAAGCGATGGCACAACAGGCTTTGCCCTTGGTTACTTTGTGAATGAAAACGGTACATGGACTGCACTTAACGATGCATGGCAGACAGCAGAAACTAAAGTTGTTACACTTGCACCGCATTATGACAGCCCAACACCAA